AGTACTGGGACACCGGCGAGAGCGCGACCGTTGATGCGCCGGCCTCGGCCTGGGCGGCGGGCTTGTTCGCCTGGACCGACAACGAGTACGGCTTCTGGGCTTCGCCGTCGAACAAGGAGTTTGTCGGCCTCACCGGCACTACCCGGCCTATTGAGTTCCTCGACGGGGACGAGACTTGCCGGGCCAACCTGCTGAACAACGCCAATATCACCACGATCATTCGTGATGCGGGCTTTCGGCTCTGGGGCAACCGCACGCTGTCCAGCGATCCGAAGTGGGCGTTCGTCACCCGGGTGCGAACCATGGACATCGTCATGGACGCGATCCTTTACGGGCACAAGTGGGCGGTCGACCGCTCGATCACCGCGACCTATGTCAAGGATGTGACCGAGGGCCTGCAGGCGTTCATGCGCGACCTGAAGAACCAGGGCGCGATTATCAATTTCGAGGTCTACGCCGACACCGAACTCAACACCGCCAGCCAGCTGGAGCAGGGCAAGGTGTACTGGAACATCCGCTTTACCGATGTACCGCCCGCCGAAAACCCCAACTTCCGTGTCGAGGTCACCAATCAGTGGTTGACCGAAGTCCTCGATTCCGCCGCTTAAGGAGCCGCAGCAATGGCAATGATTCCCGAAACCCTGGCGAACATGAACCTGTTCGCCGATGGCATCAGCTTCCAGGGCGATGTCCCAAGCCTGACCCTGCCCAAGCTCACGCTCAAGACCGAGGAGCACCGGGCCGGTGGTATGGACCTGCCGGTGGAACTGGATATGGGCATGGAAAAACAGGAAGCCGGTTTCACCACCACCGGTGTGCGCCGCGAGTCGTTGAAGCTCTTCGGTCTGGCTGACGGCACCGCCTTCAACGGCGTGTTTCGGGGCGCCTTCAAGGGCCTCAAGGGCAAGGTCACCCCGGTGATTGTCACCCTGCGCGGCATGCTCAAGGAGGTCGACATGGGCGACTGGAAGGCCGGCGACAAGGCCGAGATCAAGCACAACGTGGCGTTGACCTACTACAAGCTGGAAGTAGACGGCCGCCTCATTTACGAGATCGATGCGCTGGGTATGAAGCGCGTGATCAACGGCGTCGACCAGCTCGCCGCCCAACGTTCGGCCCTGGGCCTGTAAGGAAAACCCCCATGACTCAAGTAGCGAAAAAGACACCGGCCTGGATGACTCTGAGTGCCGAGAGCGTGGCCGTGACCCTCACCAAGGCGGTGGAGATGAATGGCGTGGTCTGCGACAAGGTCACCCTGCGTGCACCCACCGTGCGCGATGTGCGTGCCGCCAACACCGCCGCCGGTGGTGACGACGAACAGCGCGAGCTGATGCTGTTTGCCAGCTTGGCCGGGGTCGGCTCCAAGGACCTGGAGGGCATGACCCTCAAGGATTACCAGCGCCTGCAGGCCGGCTATTTTCGCCTGGTGCAAGACGACGAACTTTGACCCGGCGGTGATGAAGATGGCGGCGAAGCGGCTCGCGAGCGAGCTGCATTTTTCCGCCGAGGAAATCATGACCATGCGCTTTAGCGACATGGTCTGGTGGCTCACGGACTGAGCCCGTCAACTCGGGCGTAGGGGGATCAGATGGCAAGCAAACTGGCGTTGGGGCTGGTGATCGGCGGCGCTGTCAGCTCGACGGTGGGGGCAGCCTTCAAGACGGTTGAGGGCCGGATCAAGAAGCTGGAGGAACAAGGCAACAAGGCCAAGGTGCTGAAGAACACCATCGGCGAAACCATGCGCCTGCGGGATGAATGGAGGCGGGCGCACGAAACCGGTGCGGCCTCGGCCGCCGGGTTGTTGCGCAAGCTGGAAGGGAACCTGAGCAGCCTGCAAAAGCAGGGTGTCCAGGTCAACAAGCTGCGCCAGGAATATCAGGCACTCGGCCGAGTGGCCCGGGGTGCGGATCTGCAGCTCAAGGGGCACCAGCAGATCCAGCAGGGCAAGGAGGGCCTCAAGTCCAGCATTGGCCAGGCCGTGGCCGGTGTCGGGGCGGTAGCCATTCCGACCAAGATCAGCGCGGACTATCAGGCGATCATCCGCGACATTGCAATCAAGGCCGACGTGGCGAACAAGCCACAAGAAGCCCAGTTGACCCGCACCATCATTCAGACCTCGCAAGACACCGGAATGGGCCGCAACGACGTGGCCGAGCTGGTGAATCAGTTGGTTGGCGCGGGGATGGAGCTGGACAAGGCGCTGTCCTATGCGCCGGTGGCGGCCAAGTTTGCCGTGGGCCAGGGCTCGGGTGGTGAGGACACCGCCAAAATGATCCAGGCGCTGGAGCAGAACGCCAAGATCAGCGACCCGAAGGTGATGGAGAAGGCCCTGGAAGCCATCGCGATGCAGGGCCAGGCGGGCAGCTTTGAGGCGTCCGACATGGCGCGCTGGTTTCCGCAGCTGCTGGCTGGCATGGGCAAGATGGAAATCACCGGCATGGATGCGGTGAGTCAGTTGGGCTCGATGCTGCAGGTGCAGATGAAGACTGCCGGTGGCTCCGATGAGGCAGCCAACAACCTGAAAAACTGGATGGAGAAAATCGGTTCCGGGGAAGTGGTCAAGGCGTACAAGGATGCTGGTATTGATTACCAGGCCTCGCTGAGTACCGGTGTTCAGAAAGGCATGTCGACCCTGGAGTCGAGCTTTGAGCTGGCCATGCGGTACATCAAGGCCACGGACCCGGCCAAGGCCGCGAAGATGGCCGAGGCCCAGGCGAAGATCAGCAAGGAGGCGGATCCGGCCAAAGCCAAGGCCTTGCTGAACGCCCTGGAGCAGTCCTTGCGCACCGGCGACCTGTTCTCCGACATGCAAGTCAAGGCGGCACTGACGGCGTACTCGCAGAACCGAGAGCTGTACGAGCAGCTCAAGAAAGATTCTTTGAGCGCTAAGGGCATCCTCGACAAGAACCTGGCCGAGCGCCGGGAAACCTCCTCGCAGCTGTGGGCCGAAACAGCTCACGCGATGAATGACGGTATGCGGGCCGTGGGGGATGCTCTGCGCCCGGCAACGGATGCCGTGGCCAAGCACATCACCACGGTGGCCAGGTCGCTAACTGGGATGGCGGAGAAAGCCCCACCCCTGGTGATGGGGATCACCGCCATGGGGGCTGGGCTGGTCGCGCTGAAGAGCGTGGTGTCCGCCTTCAAGATAGGCAAGGGCCTGCTCAATGTGGCCCGGGGTTCGTTGATGGGGAACCCGAACGTGATCCAGCGGGTGTTTGTCACCAACGCCGGCGGGCTGGGCGGTGGTGATTACGACATCGATGGTGGCAAGGACAAGAAGGGAGGCAAAGGCGGCAAGGGCTCCCGTGCAGGACGGGCGGGGCGCGGCCGGCTCGGTAGTGTCGGGCGGGCGCTCAGGAGTGTCTTTAGCCGGGGCGGTGTGGGGACCGTTGCAAAAGGCGCGGTAGGTTTAGGCTCGGCAGTCTTAAAAGGTGCAGGTTCCCTATTCAAGGGGCTGGCACCGGTGGTCAAAGGCGGGGCCTTCCTGTCGGTGCTGGGTGCCGGCCTCAAGGCTGCAGACACCTACCAGAATGCCAAGACCAAGGACGAGAAAGCAGAGGGCTATGGCGGCGCGGCTGGTGGGCTGGCGGGTGCTTTGGTCGGGACAAAAATGGGGTTGGCTGCCGGTGCGGCCATTGGCTCTGTCGTTCCAGGGCTTGGCACTGCCATCGGGGGCGCTATCGGCGCCGCCATCGGGGGCACTGTCGGTTACCTGGGAGGTGATGCCCTGGGCTCTTTTGCAGGCAAATCGATGTTCGGCTCTGATGAGTCGCTCAAGAGGATGCCGGCAGCGGGCCCGCTGATGCTGGCCAACGCCGGGAAGGACATTCCGCCGGTCCTGGGCGACATCGCGAAATCGTTCAAGACAGGGCAGACACCCCCGGTCATGGGGCAGGTGGTCCGCTCGATGGGGGCAGCCACGCCGGCTTCAGTAGTGCCGTCGATGCTCAAGGCGCCTGATCCAGCGAAGTCGGTAGCGCCCAAGGTCGACCAGCAATTCACCTTCGCGCCGACTGTGCCAATCACGGTGCAAGGGGACGTTAAGGATCCGGCCCAGGTGGCCCGGGAAGTCGAGCCCCATCTGCGACGTATGTTCGACGAGTTCAGCCGCCAGGCTGCGGCCCGTCAGCTGTCGGACGAACCACACGTTTAGGAGGTGCCATGGTGTACATGGAGCAACTGCAGTCGGGGTTTCAGTCCCTGGTTGAAGCGGGGGAGGCGGGCCGCAGCAGTGCGGATGGCATGCTGACCCCACTGAACGGAGCCATCAGCGATATTACCGGTGCTGCCTCGGAGCTGGAGAACATCCCGTTTGTGGGGCCTGAGATGGGCGCCAAGCTGCAGCGGACCTTGCGCGGCATCACCGCCGCACAGTCCGTAGTCGGCGAGGTGGCAGCTCAGTACAGCCAGGCCGTGTCGGCGGCGGGGCAGATTCAGCAGCGTCTCGGTACGTTGCAGGAGCAGACCGCCAAGGCCAGTGCCGCTATCAACCGGATCGGCGGGCAGATTAGCCCATCTCTGGGCAACATTCTCCCGACCGGATCGTTCGGCGGCCTGGGTACTCCGGCCGCCGAGGCGGTGAAGCCGTTCCCGCACCTGCTGATCATTCACCCGCTGAAGACTGGCGGGCAGCCGTATTATTTCAACCTCGACACTGCAGCCTTTGAAGAGCTGCGCCGTCAGACCGGGTTCCGCTGGGCTGGCCAGGAACGCCTGACCCGTAGCATCGCGCAGCAGGCGGTGGGCCAGGGCGACGACAAGATCACCCTCAAGGGCGCGGTGTTTCCGGGGTTCAAGGGTGGGCTGGGTCAGTTGCAGAAGCTGCGCAGCATCGGGCGGCGGTTGCAGCCGCTGAGCCTGACCACGGGCTATGGCGAAGTGCTGGGCACCTGGTGCCTGACCAGTCTTGAGGAGGAGCAGAGCCACCTGCTGGCGGGGGGCATCCCGCGTAAGCAGGGCTTTTCACTGGAGTTCGTGAGCTATGGCGACGACATGCAGAACGTCTAACGGAGATCTGCTCGACACCTTGTGTCACCAGTTTTACGGACACCTGAATGGCAGTGTCGAAGCGGTGCTGGATGCCAACCAGGGGCTGGCCGACGAACCCCAGCCGTTCCGGGCTGGGGTGCTGATCGTACTGCCGGATCTTCCGGTGGTGACAGAGGCTGCGCTGCAGCTATGGGATTAGCCGGCCGCCTGGGCGCATTCCTTGGCGTTAGCCTGGTAGGACGTGTTGCCTTCTGAGTACTGCCGAACGTTCTGGGAAATCATGCCTTGCCAGGAGGTGTTGGCATCGATTGCGGCGGAGCGGCACTTGGCGAAGGGGGCAAACAGCGATCCGAAGCGGTCGCTTTCGTCCATTAACTTTTTCAGTGCAATGGCCTGATCGCGAGCTTGTTTGCCGTCCATAGCTCCGGACAGCGCTAGGGTTTGGCCGTGCTCTACCGTCTTATTAAGACGTTTGAGGAAGTCGCGGGCCTCCTCGGGCTTGATCTTTTTTGCTGCTTCTTGGGCGGCGATGGCCTGCCTACCGCGCTCTGCGGCTTCGGCGCTCACGGGGGCGTCGTCACCCAGGTCTATAACCCGCAGTTTCTGTTCGGCTTGTGCCATCGAGGCGGCCAACAGGCACAGCGTCAATCCGAAAATCCTTTTCACTTTCTCAACTCCTGTAGGGGCAACGGCTCGGGATTCTATGAAGTCCCGGTGGCTGTGTCACCCAGGGGGAGGCTTATTGCATGACGCCTGTATTCCGAATCGTTGCGGACGGCAAGAACATCACCGCGCTGATCAATGACCGGCTGTTGACCCTACGCACCTCGGACAAGCCCGGCATGGAGTCGGACGAGTTTGAGCTGCGCATCGATGACCGAGATGGCGCGGTGGCGCTGCCCAGTCGTGGTGCCAGTATCGAGGTGTTCATGGGGTACTC